GTCATCACTTAGATGTGCTATCAATACTTTGCAATTAGCTGGGGCTCGAAAGAACCCCTGCATGCTAAGTTTCCGTTACCGGTGCTTGTACGATTTTCTTCGTACCTTGCACAAATGGTGCCCATCTTTTCCACATCAGTATATGATATGGTACTCGGGAATCCCTGAGTGCCAGTGTATCTGGATCGACACGTCTTAATTGAAGAGTATCGATCGGGAGTTTCGCAAGATCCTCCCGTAAATACAGTAAATCGAAGTAGACAGTTTCGAAAGTACCGAAGTACTTACTATTATCCACTAAGAATCGAAGTCGGATTAACATATCCATGATTAAAGCCTTAGCATCATTTATTGGCTGGCTTTGCAGCTCGCCAACTAAATTTTGTATATGGACTTTCGCCATGCCATAGTCAACCTTCTCCGCCGTATCAAACAACGTACCATGACTTTTTAGATTCTCTAAGAAAGTTTCCGTCAAAGATCGAGTTTTCATGAGGGGGTTTAATTCCCCCACTAAACGCTCGACCCTTGCCAAAAGTGGTAAAACCTCCTTATCGACGAGCTCAAGTTTGAGCTCGAGATTAGAGTGTTGAACCAATTTAGCTACATCTCTAGGAGATGTAGGGGATCCTATCTTAAGATAGTCCATCAAGTTTTCGGTAGTTAGCGTTGCGGTTTTCAGTTGTAATAGTAGATTTCTAACTCTCGAATTGAGAGAAGTAATCGGTTTTGATAAAGAACCAAGTACCCGGAATCCATACCCATATGCTCCTAGAAGAGCTGGGAAGGAAAGCGAATACTTGGCAGCTAAATCTAAGGTTGCCGGAATAGAAGAAGAAGCAGCGGCAACTTCTTTAAAGGGTATCGGACTCACGTCCACACCCCTAAAGACAGTCCGTTTGGCAAATTCTAGAGCCTCACCCTTCGGTGAGACTAGAGACTTCGCCAAACCGCACTGCACTCCTAACTTATCTAGAATTAAGAGATATTTCTTCTTAACTTCCGGATTCCCAATTACAAGGTCATCACCCAACACAGCGTAGTTTGTATACCAAACACCTGGTTGAAGAATCCCCGACTGCCAAGCAGCGGATTGGACAATAAAATGGTGCGTGATAGCTAACATCGCCCAAGAGCTTAAGGCTCCCATAGGCTGCCCCACTGCATAACGCAGTGAGGGCATCTGCGGAAGACCCTTGACTGTTAGAGCGAATTGTCTGTCTACCATCAATCCCTTCCATGATGCAGCAAAAGGGGCATCCAGCATTTCTGCTAGAAGCCTCTGCTGCAGCACCACAGGTATTCGATCCGTCGCGGCGGTAAGATCTAATGAAAACAAACCCCTATGTCGGTTGCGTTTCAGCAACTCCCATACAGGTCTCATTTGGTCGAACGTCCCGTCTTGAGGAATTCTATTTAATATAATGGAAAAGAGAAGATCGTGCAGTGGGCGCAGGAACCAATTGGTCCAGGCATCCACCATCGCGAAAATTCTGATTTTCCCTGCAGTCTCGTATTTAGGCGCCAATTTACCTTCCGCTACGTAAAGTAACACTGGTGACATGCTTACGTGGTCGGGATATTATCCATGAACCACGAAAAGGCATTAGCCAGTTTAGGTCTAATTAGCTCCAAAATAGGAGTTACTGCCAGCCGCAACTTTTGGTTGTGGCCGTATACTCTAGCTCCTGCCATAACGGCAAGAGGATGAGATGAAAAGTTATATAACATACTGGTCCCTACTCCGGACTTGAAAATGTTGAAGATTTTAAATTCAGCCAATTTTCGAGTCACGAAGCTTAACCATGCTTCTCTTGGGACGCGTATAACGCGTTCCAACGAGCTGACAAAGACCGGTATAAACCGATCTATTGCATGAACATCAGTCCCTGTAAAGGGGCCGGTGATCGTGTTAAGTTTAAGGCGCCCAGGGTACGAAAGTACCCTGTACGCATTAAATAGGGTCAGATACAGTTGTATAATTTTGAAATCACCCTCTCGTATTCGTTGTCTGTGAAGACGCGGAATAATAGTAGGGATACCTGTACTTGTCCTTCCGACACGCGACTTAGTAATAAGCGCTACGTCGGTGACTAGTTGCCCCCCCAGCGATTGCTGGAGAGTAACTGCACAGGCTTTCAAGTATAGGACTAAGCCCTTGATCCCTTGGGATCGAGCTAACCCATTTATACATCTGACAAAGTAGACGACTGATCGCACTCGCCCCGAAGTAACGGAAAGCCCTGTCATCTTCCACATTCCAAGGAATAGGTTGATTAAGGACTGTCCCCCATTTCTGAGGAACACAGCATTAGCGTATTTACTAGTTAATAACACGTATCTAAATTTTGAAATAGACATTCGAATTGCATGGATCAATTTGATCCTATTCAGTTTAATTTCTCTTTTCATCATTTTATTACGTAGATAGGCTTAAACTCCTATTTCGTACCTAGGTGCTTGTCTGTTATAGTGGGAGGAGGTTTCTCCATTCCCCAATAACGATGGCCATCAGGTTGTGTATTTAGATATCAATCTATTTTGGTTCTGCCTACTCCGTCCCAATGGGACTTAGATATTTCTATCTAATAGGCGCTTTCAATTTTAGTAATCATGTACACGTCGTGACTTTTCTCGTTATCGAGTAGCGGAACCGGGATCAAGTCCCTATTCCCCTTTTCCAACAGTAATTTCACGTATACGGAAAGTTATTAAGTAGGAAACTACTAACTCTCGGTTTCCCGGGTCTCTAACAAGAGACCAGGGGCCGCAGCTGCCTTTGTCAAGGCAAGTTAACTACTCTGGGGTCATTGCCGTAATTCTGCTATCTTTCGATAGATGGAACTCGGGAGATGCCCCTGGAGTGATAAAATTAAGTTCATAAATGGGCGGTTAGATTAACTAATCGAATTCCCTCTTAAGATGCCTATGTGGCTCTAGCCACCTCGGATCCTCCAATTTTAGTAGGAAGATTCCCGGAATCGAACCGAGACTAGCACAAGCACCTTTTTAGGAAGGACAATTAACCTCCAACCCATTACTTGTTAATTTCATCACCCAACAAATACCTTTGAGATGTGCAATCTGGAAATTTAATTCCAAACTAGAACTCCGTAAGGATTTCT